GCGTCGGGTTGAAACGACGCTTGCCGACGAACTCGAAGGGTATCGAAGGTCATCATGCCGCCACCACCCGAGCCGTGAAAGTAGGCCATCGTCAGAGTGTGCACGGTGTTGGCTACCTTCGTTCTGAACTGGATGAAGCCACCGTAGCCACCAGTCATCACCGGAGATCCGAGTCGCTCACTGAGCCGTTCGGCGAGCCGCTCAGTGAGATCCGTTTCCTGATTCTTGAGAACTCCTGTCTCGTGATTTCCGCGACACAGCAGGACACACCTGCGCGCGTGTGGCGCATAGAAGTCCGCTGCGTGTCTCACCAGAGAGTCGAAGTAATCGTTCGCGATTGCGTGCTCGTCGCGAGTCACGCCGTGCTTGGCGCGTCGTGGATCTGCTTTGCCCGCCATAGCACAGAAGGCATCACCAAAATCAATCCACCCAGCATTGCGTTGCTCGCACTCGCGAAGGTGCTTGCGCTCAAGATCGTGGTCGCTGTGCGGGTTGTCATGGTGCGCGTCCGATCGGAGCAGATACCATTGCTCCCAACCGCCGCGCGCGCTTGCCTCCATCTCGACGATATGGATGTTCCGCGACTTCTCAACGACGCGAAACGGAAGCGGCTTCTGCTTATCGCTTGGCTTCAAGCGTGGCAAGGCGACGCTCCAGTTCTTGAAGTCGCTGCGCTGTCACCTGATCGTTTCCACTCAGGCTCAGTTGAGCGCGGACGAGATCAGCCGTGATGGACTTCAGTTCAGTGAGTTGACCAGAGTGCTGGTCGATCGTCGCGTCCTTGCGACCGATCGACACAGCGAGACCGCCAAGCCCGAGCGCGAATACAGCGACCTGCACCCACGCGGCTACCGTCCTTGAAGCCGTGCCGTCTCCGTTCATGTCACCCAGACTAGTCACGCGGATGGAGGCTGTCCGTTGCCACCAGCAGCCCGACTGTTCAAGTCTCTCAGTTTTTTCAACTGCTCCGCTACCGTCATGGCAACGGATGACACCGCAGTGCGAGCCGCATGAAGTGCCTCGCCGGGGCCAGCGACTCCGCACACCTTCACCTCGGCAGGCCACTTGCCCAGTGGGCAGTTCGCACCCGGCATGGTGACTTTGACGGACAGTGCAGCGCGCTTTCCAGAGCATCCGCATGCTCCGCAGAACCCCAGCGAGTCTTGCAGATCTCCAGACGCGTCCTTGCGCCTATCGCAGCCTTGGCACGCAGTCACGCGAGCCTCACGCGTCTCGGAAGCAGTCTCGCCACGAGTGACAGTGCTGGCCTCCGCTCGCATGTACTCGGCGGCTTGACGAAGGTACGAACGGTGTTCTTCCATGTTTCGATCCTCAGTACACGGGACACGAGACAGCCGATATTGCGACCGTGCTCGTCAGGGTGTAGGAGATAGTTGTGAGGGCGCATGTCGGAGTGCAGACCTTTTGTTCACAGCATTCTTCGCCTGCGTTCCTGTCGCAGATATCAAGGCATGGGTAACACTGATACGAGGAAGGCTTGACCAGCGACTCAGATGGCCCAACGAAGGTGAACACTTCCGCCTGTCCAGCCGTGTATTGAAACGACATTGAACCGGGGTATCGAGTCCATGTTGATGTGGTGTCGAACGGCCCCGGGTCGAGAGTCCAGTAGTCATCCACGCACAACTGAGACACCGTTTTCGTTCCCGTATTCCCCGATCCGGTGTATGTGACTGTTGCCCCAGAACAGAACTTGATTGCTGCGGTGTAGGCACTGTATTGACACCTGCATGCGTTATTCAATCCGGGCTGAAGATCAAGTCCATAGTAAGTCGGCCCGGTTGTCTGGCCGATGCTGAGATCGCATTCACCCTCCCGTGACTCGCCGCACTTGCATTCGTCTCGGCTGTAGGCGTATTGATTCACCCAGTCAACGCGGATGTAGTTGCCTCGCGTTGTGCACCAGTCTGTGTACCTGTACGCCGTGTTGTATCGCTCTTCAGCAGTCGAACCCGATGTCAACCCAATCGCCTCCGCGCTCCAGTCTTGAAGCGGAATGACTGGTTCATAGTCAAAGATGCCAACCGTGTCGTCTGTCTGCGTTCCATTCCAACTACCGTAGAGCGTCGCAGTGCCTGTGCGCTGCCACAGATACTTGCATGATGGCGCGCCAGTAGCAGTAATGTCTTCGAGCCGAATCGACATCCGGTACGCAAGCCTCGTAGTCCCCCTGAAGGTGTATGGCCTGTAATACTCGATGCACTCATTCGACGCAGCAATGTCTTCCGCGTAGTCGGACGAAGGCACGAACGCTACCTCAACCGCTCCGTCAACCCAGCAGTTTTGCCGCACCACCACATCACAGTCCATCTGCATCGTTGAACAGCAGAATGCTGCATCGCATGCAGTCGATGTGTCTGCGTATGGCAGTTCTATCTCCTGCTGCGATTGCGAGACCCAGATGTGTCCTGCATTGGGATCGCACTCAAGCACCATCGTTGTGCTTGATGGCATCAAGACAAGTACCGTGCAATCGCATCCACCGGGAAGCGTGCCACCTCCGAACACTCGGGATGTCACCATCTGAATCTTCATCTTCATCGTTGATCCCTCTTGAAGAGGCATCGTTCTGTCACGCGGCCCACAAACTTCGCAGTCGTCCGTGCACCTCCACGGAAGATCGCACACCGTGCATGGCGGTTCCAATGCACAGCAGCAGTTGCTTCTGTGCAGCGTCAAGTGACAAGCCCCGCCAACTCAGTCGCGGTCTTGATCGTCGGCCAGTATTTGATCTTCGCAATCGGGCCTGCCGAGAAGTACAGTTCGTATCCCGGTCGTCCAATCACGAATCGAGTGGGTGTGAATGTCGCGCTCAGCGATGTTGGCCCAGCCGATGTCGCAGAGCCGTTCAGGTTGATCTTGACCTCTGCCGTTGAGAGGCTTGCGTCGAATGATGCGGCGAATCGCGTCGCTGTGTTCGCGCTATAGGTCAGATTCGCTTCTGGTGCTGCGCCCGATCCACGCGCTGCTGAGAAGAGGCGACTGCCGTTCGTGAACACTTCCCAAGTCGGCTGATCTCCAGCCGTCATAAAGCCAGCGCGCGTTGGATATGAACCACTGTTGCTGTATGTGAATCGCCCACTGTGGTACAGCGTGCCAGCAGTCGTGCTGTAGCCGAGCGCACTGATGTCGCTCATGGTCAACTGATCGCCATTGCGCGTTGCGGTCGCAGTAGTCGTGACGATGTAACTGGACGAGCCACCGCCGTCCTCCACCTGTGCTCCCCATATCTCGATCGCATCGCCTGATGTCACCACGCGGAACCCGACTTGCTGCGCTTCGGTTGTCGCGGCGAATGTGTACCGCGTCCATGTGCTCGTGATTGCTTGCGTGGTGTATGTAGAGCCGTTGTTGGTTGTGTACTGGATCGAACCAGTGCCAGTCACGCGACGGAGCCAGACGCTGAGCGTGCGCTGTGCAGACGAACCGATCGCAGCAGACGCGATGATGGTCGCGTTCGCGGCTGTGGCAGTGAGCCGCAGAGCAGTCAGGTCATTCCGTGGACTCAGGTTGTTCGTGCTGGTGCGCGTCAGATTTGTCGTCGTCCAGTTGTTCTGCGATCCGCCTGTGGCGGCGAAGGTCTCGCTGAAGTTCAGGCGATTGGTCGTCTGATGTTCGCAGAGCAGGCCAAGGCGTTCCAGCGTCACTGGATCGTGCGTGAATCGCGCAACGCCGGATGCCGCTGAGGCAACGAACCCAAGTGAGTCGATGTATGTGCCGACCGTTGCGCGCGTCAGTGTCAAGCGCGAGTCGAGCGCGTTCGTGGTGAAGTCGAATGAGAGAGTCCAGTCTCCATTCGATGTGTCACCATGAAGTACCCACTCGTCCTCACCGATCTTCGTCGCATAGGCAGACGATCCCGCTGACTTGAGAGCGCGACCGTTTGGAGCGTAGAGAGTCACCCCACTGCACGGCCACACCTCGACAGATCCAGAGAGTCGAATGATCTGCACAGTCGATCCAACGCGGATTGCCTGCTGCGATGAGGATGGGATGTATACAGCCCTCTGACCAGCAGATGACTGCACGATGCACGCGTCGTGAAGATCAGTAGTGAGCGTGAGATCCGCATCCGTGTACACAATCGTTCGTCCGCCAACTGCGGAGACTGGAGTTGCTCCAGATCTGTACGCGTACAGGATGCCGTCGAATGTGTTGATCGCGAGTTCGCCTTCAGACATCTCCAGAGAATCTGGAACCAGTCCCGGCGTGTTGCTCCGCTTCAGCCTGATGATGTCTGACATCAAGTCACTCCGTAGAAGTTGCCACCGTCATAGGTGTTGACGAGTGCTGTGGTGCACGCTCCACTCACCGGGTTGGGATACCAGAAGCACCACTGAAGTCTTCCCTGTGCAAGTCGCATAGGAATCATCGGAACGATGGTGTCGTCGGGAACCTTTACTGTGCGCCAGCCACTGGATGCAACGATGTCGTTGCTCTCAGAAGAATGCGTGTATCCGCCGCGAAGAATCGAAGTGTTTCCAATCTCGAACAGATTGATTGCCCAAGTCGATGGAGACTGGTCGGTTGTTCCGTTCGTGAGAGATCCAACGACGCGCCCATTTTCCGGCTCCTCACCAGTACATGTTGACTGTGAGCCAAGCAGAACCACGCGCTTCCATGAATACTTCCATCTTCGTTCTCCCTGCCCAGAGCCTTCGAGCGCGGACGATCCGGTGATCTTCGCAAGAGTCAGGCTAGGGAATGAAGTCTGCCCAGTCTGATCTGAGATGGAGAGAGTCGCGTTCGATTTTGCAAATGAGATGGCCTTGACGATTTCAGCCCACACTTCCGGAGTGAGCGCGCCAAGACCCTTGCCGATGACTGGCTTGATTCCCATGTTCAGTCCGAGCAGACGGAGTAGCCGGATCCAACGAGAGCCGAGAAGTTGGCAGTGGCTGTGAACGGCTGAAACCAGCGAACCAACAGAGCCTGCGGGTTGTCGCTGCTGTTAGAGAGTTGCACGCGCCCATCTGTCTCGCGCTTTGGAACTTGCCGGAGGTGATACCACTCGTCTCCAACGAAGTCGTATGCGATCTCCCACCTGCACTTGCCAATGCTCTGAACCTTGAAGCCCTTGAATAGCAACTGACCTCCAGCAGCACCCTCGAATGATCCGCTGTTCCGCTTTCCAAGCCCAGACCAAGCGTTTGACATTGCCGCAGAGATACCAGAGGAGCCGTAGCGTCTGGTGATCTGCATGTTTGTCTGCCAAATGAACCGCGACACTGGTTCTCCGGCGGAGTCAATCTTCGTGCCACCAATGTCGTCTTCTGTGGGAGTACCGCCAGATGGGATACTCGTCGTCCTCCACGCATCGACATACGCGCCACTGATGTCGCTGCTGAAGGCTGTGTACGCAGACTCAGACTGCTCAGTGCCGAACGATGCAGTGACCTCCCAGACCTTGCCAACACTGTCTGCAACAGACTTCACTGAGACCGATCGACAAATGCCATTGATGCTGTGGTACGGACTTTGCACCACAGCAGCGGTGTTCCCGGGCGTGTATCCGACAGCCGCAGCCGCAGCCGCAGCAGTCGTGACATTCGTAACGACCCATGTCTCAGTCATCGAGACATCTTGCACACCGTACACCCAGTCCTGAGATATGAGCCGTGCAGCCATTATGAAAGGACTCCCGCAAACGCTCGCGTGTTTCGTTCGATCTGTGACAGGTACTGGTTGGAAGTGGCGAGTAGATCAGATGATCCAGTTGCCCCCCCAGCCTTACCAACGATTCCGGTCGATGCCATCGCTCCAGACTGGAGCGCAGTGTCGTCGATTAGGGTTCCCGGCGCAACCTCCTTGCCAGCGATCCGCTTCAGCAGTTCAGTCTGCTGGACATTCTGGTCGAGGATCTTTCCGCTCGTGTCCTGACCGATGCTCATCTGACCGAATGCAGTGTCAATCGAGTTCACGATTCCCTGCGCTGGATCCTTCGCGTCCGTACCACCAAGTTGTGCCTTGAGCGCGTCGTACTGCTTGAGCATCGCCGCGTCGTTTCCGACTGCCGCAGCAAACTTCTCGCGCTCGAACGCGTCTGCACCAATCTGCTTCTTGCGAACCTCGTCCTGAAGATTCTTGAGCGTTTCAACCGCGCCCTTGCGGTCTTCATCAGCCTTCTTCGCAGCCGCAATCGCAGACTCCATCTGCATAGCGTTGGCGACGGCATCATCCAGATCTTTGCCCAGTTTCCCAGCCGCAGCGGCCATGCGTCGAATCTGTTCTTCCCGAGACGATGTTGCCTCGGCCATCGAATCGGACAGACCCTTCGTGAAGGAACCCCAGTCGGCGAGCGCGGACTTCGTAGCCTCTCGGCTCGACTTCAGCGCAAGCAGACTCTGCGCCTTCTTGATCGTGTCAGCGTCAGCGTTGTTCATCTGCAACTTCTTGATGAGCCGCTCGTCGTCGCTCATCAGTGCCTCATCCGTGCTGCGCTGCAAGTCTTCCATGATCGAACGCGTCTCCTTGAGAGCGTCGTTCTGCTTTCGGATCGCCTCGGCCTGAGCCGCCTGCTTGCCGAGCATGTCGGCGATCTCCTCAGACGATCCAGCGGCGCGAGCCGTGTTGTACGCGTATGCGTCCGCAGTCTCTGTCAGTTTGTACTGCTCTTCGAGCGCGTCCTTCAGATCGTCCTTCATCTTGGCCTGCAACTCGGCCACCTTGATCGTCGTCAACAGTTGACGCGCCTCTGCGATTGCCTTCCCAGTTTCAATGCTGTTCGCGCCAGTCTTCATCAGGCCATGCGTGGTCTTCTGCTCCTCGGTCATGCCAGCCGTAGCAGCCTTCTCTCGCAGATCCTCCATCTGCTTCGTCAGTGCTTCCACCTTCTTGCGGTCGATCTCTGCGGCTCCAGCGATTGCGACCATCGAGCGCGCTGCTCCCTTCGCAGCACTGTCCGCCTTGTTCATGTTCTCCCAAACGGCCTTCGTTCCGTCGAAGTTCACCGCGTCCACACCAGCCTGATATCCCTCCATTGCATCTGCGCCAGCAGCCTTCGCCGCCTCGACGGTCATGTTGAACGCAGTTGTGGCGGCATCTCCGATCGTCTGCGATATGTTGTGCGTCGCACCAGTCAGCCACTCGATCGCGTAAACAATCGACTCGATCGGCTTCAGGAAGGCGGCGACAACGATGCTTCCAAGCGCAACGAGCACGCCACCAATCGCCTGTGCGTAGTTCCAGAACTGACGAAGGCGATTGACCGCCATCGCGATCACATCGTAGATCGCAGCCATGACAAGAGCGATAGTCTGCATACCCTGCATCAGACTGTCGGTGTCTTGCGTCATCATGTCAGTCAGGCTTTCAGTGATGAGATCAACCACCGGGGCGAACGCGCTCGCAAGCATGGTCATCACATTCTCGAACGCCCTACCGAGTTCCGTTACGCGTCCAGATGTCGCAGCCAACTCCATGTACATGGTGTTTGGCAACTCAAGTTTCTTCGCCGTCGCCTGAGCCTTCGAGAACTCTTCCGCAGTCGCGTTGACAGCCGCCGCAAGGCCAGTGCCGCCGCGACCAAAGAGATCGCGCAGCGTCTTCATCTTCTCTGCCTGAGTTCCCATCTGGCGAATGCGCTGGATCACCGTGTCAAAAGCGTCGGCTGAATCCATCGCTGCAAGGGCTGTCGAGTCAAGACCGATGCGAGCGAACTTGTCCTGTGCTTCCTTGCCACCTTCCGCAGCCTCTCCGACCGCGATAGCGAACCGCTGCATCGTGTTCTCTGCAAGACCAGATGCGATGCCCAAGTTTCCGTAGGTGTCTCGAAGTGCCTGCAAGCGCGTGGCTGTCACTCCGAGAGCGACAGCCTGATTCTTCAGTTCCTCCGCAGCCTTCGCCGAGGACACAGTGAGCGCGATCATTGCGCCAACAGCCGCAATCGCTCCGCCAGCAAGAATGCCGAGACCAAGCCCGCTCGTCACGGAGATTCCAGCGAACTCCTTCACCGTCGAGACCGCAGTCTTGATCTTGTCCTTTAGTCCAGCAACGGCGGAGTGAGCCTTCGCAGCCCTGTCGGTCAGTTTCTTCATGTCGATGCCGCCGTCAGCACCGATCTTGACCCCACGGCTCTCAAGCACCGCTCCGGCTCGCCCGACCTTCGATGACATCGACCTGTGCTCGCCCTCAAGACGAGCGCGCTCGCGCATCATTCCGTTCAACTTGCCGAGAGCAGCCTGCTCGCGCTGCAACGCTGCTGCGACACCACTGTCAGTCTTCGCCTTGCCTACGGCCTGCTGCGCCTTCCTGTACTCGTCTGCGGCGACGGAGAGTTTCGCCTGCATGCGAGACATCGTTCCCTCGATGTCCTGCTTCTGAAAAAGCATCCGCGTGTACTTCGCACCAGCGTTCAGATCACCCTGAGCCTTTGTGGCCTTCTCTGTTGCCTTGGTCAGTTTGTCTTGCATCTCAGACGCGGACTTCATCGTCTTCGACATCGTTTCGACACGCTGCGTGGCCTTCTCGACGAGCGAGATGATGCTCGAAAGCGGCCCCAGAACAGCATCCGCGCCGGGAACCTTCGAGAGCGCACCCATCACCTCGCTGTGGAACGACTTCACAGAACTCTTCGCGCGCTGCATGCCGCGTTCAAGCCCCTCGGTCGAGGCTCCGACATTGACGAAGAGATTTCCAATCGTTGCCATGCGTTGTCTCAGGTGATGGGAGGATCGGTCTTTGCAGCATTCTGCTGCTTTGACGCGACCATCGCCATCAGTGCTTCCAATCCGTCCTGCAACTTCTTGTCTTCATCCACCGGGAGGAACGGCATGAAGTCATTCACGGTCAGCGGCTTCTGTCCGCGACCGCGATTCGAGTTCGCTTGCAGCGCGCAGAGCATCGCGACGGAGTAGTCCGTTCGCCATGCTCCGATTGGATCAACAGAATCGAAGGCGATCCACCACGAGATCTCCTCGGAATCCATCGTGTCGAGCAGTTCTCCAACCGTCCTGCTCAGGGCCAGCGCGAGACGCATGAGGAAGCGTCTCGCGCCGCCCTTCCTCAGTTTCCCGCCATCTCCTCGACATCGTTCGACGAGAGGCCAGAGAGCCGCTGCGCGACGGTGAAGAGGCTGTCGAGCACATCCGCCGGGAGAAGACCCAGAGCGTCGATGTCGTCGTCTCCAAACACGCGCGTGCCTTCCTTGTCGCAGATGGCGCGCACAAGCAGTTTCGACCGGATGTTCTCGGTAGAGAGCGTGCGATTCTTGCCCTTCTGAACAAAGCATGACGACTCGAAGCCGTCGCGCTCGCGGCCAGTCAGAGTGCGGACATAGATCGGATCAGCCAGTCCCTCAACGGGCACGGACTCGATCGTCAGACGATTCTTGAGCGCGAGGATCTGTTCCTTGATGTTCATGTGCAGTGTCTCCTTAGTGCGGAACTCTATCAAAGACAGCGGAGGGCCGAAGCCCTCCGCCGTCCTTCCGGGGATCAATACCCAGAGTCAGTCGCTTCCTTCTCCGGGGATGCCGCCCCCGCCACCCCCTCACGCGGGTGCGGAGCCGACTCCCATGATCTGATGACTGACTCGCAGTGTGTACTTGACGACGACCTGCTGATCGACAGATGCGTCGATCGACATGCCGACGATGAAGGCATAGAAGGTCTGAGCGACACTTCCGCCCCATGTGATCGTGAACTGCGACGGAGTTTCAGCACCATGCTGAGGCATAGTTGGAGCCGCAGTGAAGTTTGCGGTGATCTCCACCGTACCGCCGTCGAGAGTTCCGGTCACATACTTCTTGACCGTATCAGCGAGCGCGGTGACATCAATCTCCGCGACCGACACGCCACTGACGGAGATGGCGGTGACTTCACCAACCACACCACCAGTCGTAAAGAGTGTTCCTTGACTAGAAAGAGCCATGTCGGTTCTCCTTTAGGCGTTGGTCGTGCCGAGCACGCTGTTCGAGATGCGGAGGGTGTACTTGACGACGACCTGCTGATCGACGGACGCGTCGATCGACATGCCGACGACAAACGCCGTGATCGAAAGCACGGTTGGCGTAGTGGTCGGGATGGTGATACCAAACGATGACGGAGTTTCCGCGCCCTGCGAAGGCATCGTCGGAGCAGTCGTGAAGTTGGCGGTGATTTCCACCGTACCTCCATCGAGAGTGCCCGTGACATACTTCTTCACAGTGTCGCTGATTGAGGTCACATCAATCTCCGCGACCGAGACACCACTGAAGGAGATCGCAGTGATCTCGCCGACGAGCGTGCCCGTGCTGAGAGTGATTCCTTGACTAGATACGGCCATTGGTTCAGGTCTCCGAGTACATGATCGAGTAGATGCCCGTGTGCAGGAACGCTCCCGCAGTTTCACCCGCCTGTGGCGACTGGTAACTCGTCACGCTCCGCAAATGTAGAGAGTGCATCACGGCAACGCCACCGCTGGTTCCAACGAACTTGTGCAAGGCAGTACGAGCCTTCTCGTGTACATCCGCAGCGGTCGCAGCCGAGTCCGCAACAGCCATGACCTCGATCTGAGCCTTGCGGAATCCGCCAGAGCCAGAGAGCGTCGGAGCACTCTCGTCCTCGCTGATTGCATAAATGATGCACGGAAGCGCATCACCCTGCTGGCGCGCCTCTGGAGAGATCCGCGTAGAAACCACGCTGGCGACAGCCGTGTTGCCAGCGAGCACAGCCCTGACAGCCTTAGAGATCAGTGTCATCCCTTGACATCCTCCTCTTCAATCGCCGCGTGAATCTCACGCAGAAAGGTCGCCTCCGCCGCGCTCTTATTGTCCTCGAACGCTGGCCGCATGAACGGCCTCGGGAGGATCTTCTTCACCTTCAATCCCAGCGTCGGCCTGAAGCGACCGAAGTAGTGAGTGAGGTTGAATCCGAACTCGATCAGGTGAGCCAGCGTTGCGCGCAGGCTGTCAGAGTTCAACCTCTTCGCGCGACCAGTCGCGCTCTTTCCGTAGAACACGGCCAGCGATCCGATGGTCTTGTATCGAGACCCGACAGCACCCTTCATCCTGATCTGAATCTTGCCAGCAATCGCCTTGCGAACCTTGTGCTCCGGGTGAAGCACCGGAACGGCCATCACATTGATCTTCGCAGCGGCCATCATTCCTTCAAGAGACGGCCTCACAGCCCTCTTGAAGATCTTCTGGTGCACGCGCGGTGCGAGGTCTTTCATCTTCTCTTCGAGTTCAGCAAGCCCGTACACCTTGACCTGCTCGCGCGCTCGCAAGCGACCAACAGAGATCCTGTTCTTCATCACACCCGCCTTTCGGCAAGCACGCGCAGGTGAGTCCTGTAGATGTCCGTGTGGGTGATCGCGGTCACATTGTGCAAGTTGCCCATGTACAGAACCTTCGATCGAGTCGTCAGTCCAACGAGTGCCCGAATGATGATCTCAAGACGGGCGTTCGCGACCGTACCTTCGGCGACCTGAGTCTCCGTCACCTCTCGCTGCTTCACATTGGCCCAGACCGTGACGCTGTTCGAGAACGCTTCCACCTGCTGTCCGAAGTCATCAAGCGTGCTGCTTGGACTGCTGAATGTGACCCGATCTCTCAGTTCACCGATCCCGGGAGTTCCGTTCACGGCATGACCTCGCGAGATCGCAACTGGCCCAGAAGTGCTCTGGCGGCCAACTCGATCTGAGATCCAGTCTCACCACCGACGACCTCTTCTCGGTTCTCGTACCAGTGTCCGATCAGCAGGAGCATGGCGTGCTTGGCTGTCTCGACAGACGCTCCAGCCGTGTACGAGATCTGCACAGCGTCATCGACTGCGGCTGTCTCCGGCCACACTCCGCCGTTCACGCTCGTCGCAACTGGCAAGCGAATGCGCCCGGGGATCGGATTCACAGAGACTCGATAATCCGTACCGACGACCATCGTCACCAGAGATCCTGCCGAGTTGTAATAGGCAACGCTCGCGACTGCGGTGAGCGGAGCCGCCGGAAGAACGATGTCTCCGCCGCTTGGCGGGAACGATGTCATCGTCATGGTGAATGCCCGCGACGCAAACGCTCTGCCAGTTGCGCGCTCCGCGTACTGGCGCGCAACGGTGATGAGCCGAGTCAGCAGCGTGTCATCGTCGGACGCGTCAACGCGGCAATGCAACTTGGCCTCAGCAAGCGTGATTGGCTCCGTGACTGGAGCGGCAGACTCTACTGATCGAGTCGTCGGGTACGGGCGCATGTCTTCCTCTCCTTCTTGACAGCCGCACTCAAGTCCGTCGTGGTATCAGCACTTGCGTGCTCCTCCACGAATGCCTCCGCGTCTCCAGTTGCGATCAGTCGAGCAGCGAGCGCGTCGTCGAGCGTGTAGATCTGCGTGCCAACAAAGATGGCACGCGTCTCAGTGTCCATGACGGTGTTCAGGATCTTGACCTTCATAGCGTGCTCCTAGTGAAAGGGGCACGCGGAGGTTCGCTCCGCGTGCCCCATGTTGCGATCAGTCATTCATCACGAAGCGGCCATCTTCAGGTAGCGGAACGCATCCAGCACCGAAGCCTGCGAGTCGTGACGGGCGAAGCCAAAGTAGCCCGTCTGGTTGTTCGCGAGGAACGCCTCGCGAGCGGTCTTGATCGACACGCCTTCACGCTCGCCGATGTGGAAGTAGTTGAAGTCACCGAACGCTGCCACGATGTTGCCAGCCGCGACCGAGTTGCCGCCGTTGGCGCACACGACCGGGTAGCCCAGCAGACGATCCGGCTCGCCGTCCTGAAGACGACCATCGCCAAGGCTCCATGCGAACGGCGCGTAGGAGATGCCCACATTCGTGCCACTCTGCGTCTGGAGCAACTGACGGATCTTCCAGAAGGTCGCGTCGTTCATCACCCACTTCGCATTCGCACGATACTTGCGAGGAAGCGCAGCGACCACCTGAGCCAGTTCCAGAATCGTGACGCTCGTCGTAGCGGATGCGGTCACAGGACTGATCGTCGTTCCAGTGCCGGAGGTGTAGGACAGAATGCCCTTGGGCTGTGCGCTGCCGCTGCCCGTCAGGAACGCCGCCTCTTCCTTCTCGCCCATCACGCGACCGAACTGACGGGCGATGATGCTCTCGACATTGAACGACGGGCCACGGCTCGGAGCGTCCGCCAGCAGTTCGTTGCTCACCTTCGTGAACACGCGCAGGGTGTACGGCTTCAGAGTCAACTTGGCGAAGGTTCCGTTGCTCTCGCTGCTGGAGAAGTCAGCGGCCTCGTTCGAGTACGCGGCAGTTGCGAACGCGCTCTCATACACCACTTCGGTGTTGAAAGTGCCCAGCGGAATGACATTCGCGACCTGACGCATCGCATTGGCCTGCCAACGCTGCTCGATCAGAGTCGAGAGGAACTCGGTAGCGGGCAGATACCCACCAGCGGAGTCGGTTCCTTCGCTCATGGCGCGCTGCTCGTCAATGGTCAGTTCGTTAGCACCAACGCGCAGGTACTTCGAGAACGCGCTGCGATACTCCTCACTGCCAGTGAAGTTGCGGAGATTGTCGCTCTGCTTCGCGGTCAGGTCACGAGCGCGGCTCGCATCCTCAACCTTGCGATCCATCGAGCGAGTGGCCGCAGCCTGAGCGTCGAGCAGGCGGTAGTGCTGATCGCGCATCTTGATGAGGTCGGTCAGACGGCCATTCATGCGGCTGTACTGCTCTTCCTTCTCCTGCGCGAGAGGCTCGCCTTCCTTCTGCGACTCGTCCACGAGGGACTTCATGCCCTCATAGAGACGACCGATCTCGTCGGTGATCTCACGAATGCTCATCTTCTTCATCTCCTTGCCACTTGCGGGCTTTTCCATCGGCTGATCCATCACAGTGCTCCTCTAAGGGTTACGCGGGTGAGACGATTGCCCATCCCGCTGTCGGTTCCATGAACGCTCCACCCGCACGGTACGCGGCATGGATAACAGTCTGATTTTGTGCGATACGGCTCTCAGTGTCCAGCCGCACAGACAGCGGCTGATCGAAGTGCAGATACGCAGACATGTCTGCGACAAGCATCCACACTCCATCGAGTTCGTTGTGAGTCGCAGAGAGGCCAGTCGATGTGTAGACGGGGCATCCGAGATACGCGGTGTGCCACTGATCGGTCGTCGGAGTCTTCGACACCAACTTCGCTCGACTTTCGAGCGTCAGGCCGCTGCCTGCCTGCTCTGCGCCACCGCCCAGATTGCCGCCAGCACCACCGCCAATACCACCACCGCCGCCACCGCCGACAAAACCACCTCCGCCGCCGCCACCGCCACCGCCACCGCCACCGCCAGCAAGCAGCGACTCCGAACTCATCGGCTCTCCGATGACGCGACGATACGCGCCATCTTCCTGACGAACTCCGAGAGTAACGAGGTTGATTCGACCTTCCTGCGTGCCCCAGTTCTGGAGACCAGTCTGAGAGAACACCCAGCAAGCGCGAGAGCGGTAGGTATTCGACAGGTTGGACAGAGCCTTGAACCCGGTGTGATCCTCGATCTTGGCAGTACCAGTCACGCCAACCGCTCCGACATCGAAGTGATTGTACTCAGAGAATCGACTTGCATCTTTGAGGGCTGTGGCGATTGCGAGGACGGTATCACGCGCGACGCGCTCGATGATCTGACCCGCGAGACGCGCGCCGATGAACTCCAGCACGCGCGAGTCCGCCAGCAGTTGATTCGACACGAGAACGCTCGCGCGGTAGGTCTCAAGATCATCAGACTTCTGATTGATCGTCGGCTGAAAAGTGCTCTCTGCTCCCTGAGCCGTTGCCTCGGACAGATACTGAATCGTCCCATCAGCAGCGTTCGTGCTCGCTGGCTGAATGAAACCGCGCGGGCCAGTAGCGCGACTCACAAGGTTGAGCGGGAACGAATCGTAGAGCCGCGTCCACGCAGCCTCAGCGATCGTGCGCGGAGCCAGTTGCCCGTTGTTCGAGTTAGACAGTGCCATTCGTCGAGCCTCCAATGTTGTGGATCGGCAGGATCAGAAGCCTCCGCATCCGTTCGAGTCTGATCTGCGAGACCGCGCTCCGCGCGATCTCGTCGGCTCGCTGCTTCGATCGAGCAGAGATTCGAGCCTGACTGTTGGCAGGGAACGCAACGCAACTCACCTCGTGCAGTTCCAGATCCCTGATCTGCCTGTGCATGCGACCATCGCGCATCTCGATCTTGTCATCCTTCACGATGAAGCCGAACGACATCGAGTCGATCGTTCCGGTTCGCACGAGAGTAGCGAGATCGCGACCCTCCTGCGTGTCGATCGGAGTCAGGGTGACATGCAGGCCGTTGTCATCGGATCGAAGGGCCAGCGAGCCGTTCGTCGTTCGGCCAACCACCCGACCCGGGTCGTGCGAGACAAGCGCGAAGACATCAGGCATCTCGCGCAGCGTTCGATCGAACGCGCTTCGATGCACAGTCTCGATCATGCCCTCAACCTCGTATGGGCTGTCAAAGGTTGACGCGTATCCGACCAGCGAGACAGGCTCGCCGCTTTGGCAACGCAGAGAAAGATTCTTCTTCGCTCGATATTCGAGATCAGCCATGATTCGATCCTACTTCCCCTTTTTCTTTGCGCTAGCGGCACGGGCAACGATCGAGCGCGCGAAAGAGAATCCGGCATCTCCGCCCCAGAGTGCCCACGCGATTCGCCCGTTGCTTGGGAATCCATCCTCGCCGGGGCTGAAGCCAGTGCCCTTCTTGTCCACCTCGTGGCGCGAGAAGAACGACATCATGCGCTTGACAGTCGCCAGAGGCAACGACTTGCCGTTGGCAATGTCTCGTGCGCGGGCGATGCCGACAGCGGTTCCTCCCCGTCCGAACTCACTTCTCCACGCGAGACCACGCTTGGCCTCAGTAACCATGCCACTGGTTGGCTTATACGAATCAGGCTTCGCTCGCGAAGCCTCCTGCTTGGCCTTTGGCCTCCAGCCAATCATGTCGAGTGGAAAGTCTTCAAGCGACATCTGATGCCTCCTTCGGGACGAGTTCAACGATCACGCCGCGCGGAATCGTCTTGCCGGGGATCTTCGAGTGCTTCGAATGAATGACGCGAACCTTCGAGACCTTGTAAGTCTGAGGCGGCAGTAGAACTTCCGCCTCACTCGCGAAGTTGGATGTCTCGTTCACCTGATTCATGTCGATTCCAGACTTCGGATTGCGGAACACCATCATCACGGACTGACCAGCAGTCATAAACGATCGCGCAGCGTTCGGATCCTTCGTGCTCGAATGCGGATTGTCCATCTGGAAGTCACCGTCCTTCGCAAGTTGCGTAGCGAAGTCGTAGAGACCCAATCCGTCCTCTGCGAAGGAGCGCGGAAGAGTTCCGCCTCTGAACAGATTGGCATCCTCTCCGAGATCAAGCGGCGTGTCCTTCGCCATCTGAGAGATCGACTCTCCGACCTTCTGCAACTGCTGCTCGGTGTCCTTGAACCATTGCTGCTTCCACATGACCTGATTGTTCCAAAGTTCGTCATGCACATCGAGCAGTGCACCATCTTCATCTCGGAGTGAGTCGTAGTCTCCGTTGCGAATCGCCTCTACCACCTCAGCCGAATACTCGCCCTTCTTTTCAATCTTGTCTGCGAAGTCCTCACGCTCATATACGAGCGTGTCTTCCCATGACATGGGCGGCGCAATCAAGCCTCCGCTTGCGGCAGACAACTCATTCATCTGCGCGAAGAGTCCCGCCGGATACACGCTGCTTTCGTCATCCCAGTACGCGTCACTGAGTTCTCCGTTCATCGCAATCAGCATCGGCTTGAATCCAGCACCCTGCCAAGCGTTCAGCGCATACTTGCCAGATCCACGCTGGATCTCGTCAGCGTGCTTCGGATCGTTTCCCTCAGCATCCATCGCATCGAGGTTGTAATCAGACTCGCAAAGAGATGCGATCTCGTCCGTCACATTTCCCATGACCGCATCGACGACCTCCGTCGTCACTTCAATGCCCTTGATCTTCTCCGTCTCGACGAGCGTGATTCCGGCAATCATCCTGTGACCGCCATCAGGCCCGTATCCGCCCTCGGGTTCTTCAGCACCGCCACCACCCTTGGCGCACGCGTTCCCGGGCTTGAAGCCGCCAGCACCAGTTCCGCAGTCGCGAGCCTCCGAACCTCCAGTGCGCTCGATGTACTCCGCGCGCTGCTTCGCCAGTTCCGCCATCGCGAAGTCCTCTGGAACTCCACGGGCGTTCCCGGCGAAGGCCGCATAGTCATCGAATGGAGCGCGAGTTCCATTCACACCGAGCAGATAGAGATCAAGCCCGACCTGCTCGATCACATCGCCTTCCATGATGTAGAACTGCTTCTTGCTCACTTGACTCCTCCGATCGTTCCAACGGCGACTGCTACGGCTGTAGCGAAGATGAGTTGCATCGCGTGCAACGCCTTCGCACCACCCTTGCCAGTGCGAGCCTTCTCGTACAACTTGTGTGCCTGCTCCTTCGCAGACTTGGTGCTTCCATCGTGCACGCTCTTCAAGTGGAACTGCACTTCTGCGAGCACAGATCTGCCAGTGCTCGTCTTCAGTTCTACTTCCGTGTGCACCGCACTGTACCCGTCCGGGCGACCTTCCGAGAAGATGTTTCCAACGCGCATCTTTCCACCATCGGCCTCAATCTTGCTCTTGAACTGACGCAGCGCATCTCCGAGTTGCTCGGGCGAGTCTGCGATTAGCGTTCCCCGCACAGAGTCGCAGATCTGCGAGACAACCTGCTCTTCGGTCTTCCCAGAGTTGCCAGCAAGTTTCGCCTCAACCTTTCGAGACAGAGACTCGCGTGTCTTGACTGCAAATGCGTCGCCCGGGCCGAAGTTTGGAACCGTTTCAGTCTCATCCGCGATCGAGCGCAGCATCGACTTGAACTCTTCACCGACAGACTCAGCGTCGGCGGCAAGTTCGTCTCGCGTCTTCGCGGAGTTCGAGATGTTGGGAGACCAGTCGCTCGGAACTCCGATGCGATCTGCCACTTCCTGCTTCTGACGCTCGTGCTCCTTCGCGATGGTCTCGGGATCCTTCGGCACGAGCGCGCCGTCCAGTTCTGGATCAGCCGTCGCACCTCCATCGACCTTCTCGGCGTAGCCCTTCATCGTGTCGGCTGTCACAGCCACAGGCTCATCAGATCCACCGTCTCCGCCCTTCGCGCACGAGTTACCCGGCTGAAAACCGCCAGCACCAGTGCCGCAATCTCGCTCGGTCAGTCCTTCTTCGCCTTGTGCTCTTCGGCGATCTTCGCGAACAACTCCTTGAGCATTGCGCGCACCTTCTCCTTGTCGGTCTCCTGAGGCAAGGTGAAGTGACGATCCTGAGATGCTTCCTGTTCCATGTGTCTTCCTTCTGGTGCTGCTACGCACCTTGTTCGACCCAGATGATTCAGTCTCCTGACGCGCGTCGTCGTCCATACCTCCGATCGCGTCTGCATACTTAGTATCCCAGCCATCAGGCTTGCGCGCGTCACCGTTCGGGTATTTCACCCAAGTCGCCTTCATCGTTGCAAGATTGAAGACGGCCAACTGCTTGGCATCGCGCGCGGCCTCTAGCGCGCGCTCGTCCTGCCCGTTCTCGAATCGAGTCGCGACATCGAGGTAGAAGACACCTTCTCCAGCGTTGTACCAGCCTCCGATGAAGCGATCGTCACGACCTTCGATGTCGCTCCACGCCTTGTCGAGCCACGCATCAATCGCCTTCGCTCCGTCTCCAGAGACGAGCATGTCGCGACTGATCTTCAACTCGTGCTGCGGGAGTTCAGAGACCATGATCCCGCTGTCAGGCTGATTCTTGACATACGGATCCGTCGTGAATCCATCCGCGTTCTTTGGGTCAGCGATGAACTCCGCTAGCGTTCTTGCGCTCGGACGATCGGACGCACCGCCTCCGCCACCCTTCGCGCAATCGTTGCCCGAAGCGAAGCCGCCAGCACCAGTGCCGCAGTTCCTGATCTCTTCCTCGAAGATGCGCCAAAGCCACCTCGCGATCGGCTCGTCGGGGACGGCATCGGGATTCGGTTCGATACCAGTCATCGCTGGCTCTTCAGTCCCGGGAGGAGTCAACTGCGTTCCGCCGAACGGCGTTGACGCAGGAACCATGTTGGTCGGTTGCAGGTAGGTGTCGCCCTCTTCGCCGATCGAGCCTCGACCGATCTCGGCGCGAATCTCGTTCACGCTGAGGAAGCCAAACTGCCGCGCGATCGAGAAGGTCTGGTATCGAGTCATCACATCGCTCTTGAGGAGCACATCGAATGAGATCTCGGTGCAGAAGTCTGCGGCCTCCTCGGCTCGAAGCAGTTTGCGCTGCGCCTCTGCTTCGAGGCGCGCGCTCCAACTAGACAAACAGCCAGAGACGAAAGCGCGGTTCTGCTGTTCGCCGCTCGCATAGGAAGCGTTCTGCCCCATGCCGATGACGCTCGGCGGCACGCGGAAGATCGAACAGATCTCATCACGCTGGAACTCTCGCGATTGCAGCCACTGCGAATCTTCTGGAGAGAGCGAGATCGGTTGCCACTTGAGACCGCCTTCCAGCACGGCAACGGATCCAGCCGCAGCAACGCCCTTCATGCGCGCTTCCCATGACTCGCGAATGCGCTGGAGAGCCTCATCGCTCAGTTCCTTGTCCGCGACCAGCGCGCCGCTCGGCCTGCTCGCGTTCTTGAAGTATGAGGCTCCGAATGTCTCCTGAGCGATCGCCAGACCAATGGACTGGCGAGCCAGACTGATCGGGCTGTAGCCAAGCAGACCATCGACACTCAGCCACTGAAGATGGAAGATGTCGTATGAACTGAAGACCGCGCGACCTTCCGAGCCGGAATAGATGTATGCGATCTCGCCAGTGCCGAGCCGGATCACATTCATCAGGTCTGGACGGAGGTAGTGCAGCGCAACGGGCCTTCCGGCGACATCGCGCTCGATGTGGCTGTAGCCGTTGCCAGTCAGAGCCGCAGAGGTAATCATCAGTTCGCGCCACATGAGCGCGGACATGTCGGGATTCGCGTCGCGCGACAGCAAGCGATGAACGGGGTGATCGCGTGCGATCACTCGACCGTTGTTCGCGATCGACATGACACTCCACGGAAGTTTCGCGAGTTCTGTCGCGATCGCCTGCACACACGCGTTCACGGTCGTGCATGTGAGAGCCACGGTCGGCGTGATCGCCTGACCAGTATCGCTGTACTGGCCCGTGTACACCTGAGTCGAGCCGAGCGGCTGTCCCGGGTTGACCATCGACTTGAACCGCTTCAACAGACCATCAATCAGAGCCATGTCAATCCTCGCTTCTCGTAGACGCTTGCGCCAATCTTCTCATCGTGAAGGCTCGCAGCCAGCGCGACGATCGCCGCGACGAGCGGGTCGATTCGCTCAACTGACCGACGCTTCGACGGGCGCGGGTTGCCTGCAAAGTCTGTCTCAACCACCGTATTCGCCATCGCGAACGCCAGTGCCGGATTCCCATCATGCTCAAGCGTCTTGCCAGTCACCGCGCGCTCCCACATGCGCGTAGGCGTAGACAGGTTGAGGAACGACTGCGGAACGCGAACGACATTCATGCCCTTGTGCTCAAGGTCGTTCGCCAAGTTCTGCGAGTTGTACGGGTCATAGCCGATCATTCGGATTTTGTACCTGCTGGCGATCTCCTCGATCTGCTTGACGATGAATGCGTAGTCGGTCGTGTCGCCGGGTGTGAGCGTGAGCCACCCGCGCTCCTGCCACTGTAAGTACGGAACGCCATCTCTGCGAGCGCGGATAGCAGCCCCAACCTCGGGAGCGAAGTTCCACGACTTCACGACGATGCGGTCTCCATCCACCCAGACCGCCGCAAGAGATGAGAGATCCTGCGTCTGTCCCAAGTCAATACCGAGATAGCACGGGATTTTGGCGAGGGATGCCTCGTCGATCTCCCTCTCACACTCATCCCAGTCTGACATTCGAAGCCAGCGGCTCGACGCGCTCACATGCTGGCACAGGAAGTAGGTTCTGAACGGAGTTTCGTGCGAAGGCTGATCGACCGCGCGCTTGGCCTCCGCTGCATACCAGTCGAGCGAGACTGTCGTTCCCAGAGAGGGATTGGCCTTACGCCATGTGTCTGGAGACTGCCAGTCATCAGCCTCGTCTGCGTAGTACATGCACGGCAGGAATGAAGGGTCTTGAATCACGCCCTCGCACACCTTCTGTCCGTACTGGAACAGATCGAACTCCAAAGACTCTCGGAGGGTTCCGGCTGTCGTGATGGACAGCATGAGCGGCTGTTTCCTCGCGCCCTGAGATGTTGCGACTGCATCCCAGAGATCGCGGCGGTTCTCCATCGAGTGAATCTCATCTGCCACGCATGCACTGACATTCAATCCGTGTGCGCCGGGAGCATCCGAGGACAGCACCTTGTACACGCCATGCACAGCCGGAGAGACGAGTCGGTTCTGGAACACCTCGACCATCGAGGACATCTGTGGCTCCAACTCAACCATGCGCTTGGCGCGCTTGAAGCAGAGTTTCGCCTGCTCTCGGTCGCGCGCGATTCCGACGCATTCAGGCGTTGGCTCGTCATCAGCAAGGAGCGAGTAGAGAAGAATCGCCGCAGCCGTCTCGGTCTTCCCAGACTTTCGAGGGATGAGCACATGAGCCTTGCGATACCTGCGCGTTCCGTCTGGCCTGATCCATCCGTACAGGTTCGCGATCAGATCTCGCTGCCACTTCTGAAGGATGAACTGCTTGCCACTCCACGATCCTTCGGTGAACCTGCACATCGTCTGGATGAATGTGACTGCGTGCAGCGCGGCGTTGCCGTTCCACTTCGCATCACCAGCGGTCGCGATCGCGTCGTACTTTGGCAGACCGTTGAAGTCGTCAGGCCGACTCCAGTCGAGGGCCGGACTGGATTGCTGCGAGTCGTGAGAAGATGTTGGTTGCTTCCTTTGTCGCTTCATTCTGCGTGATCCTCGCGCGTGCCGATGGTGTCATTCCAAACTGCGAGAGCAGTCTCTGGATCATCACACCATACTCCAAGTGGATCGCGACATACGGCGATCGCTTGACGGCGATGACTCGACCGCCAGCGTCCTTCACCGGGTACGCGTATCCCTGCTTGTCGATCATGGCCGCTGCGTGCTTCCATCGCGCGAGGTAGTCGCAGAGTTGAGCGAGCGCGATTCGATCCGCCTCGGTTAGCACGCGCATGCGCGCCAGCACCGGAGTGATCTCGTCCCACTCCCGGGAAGCCTCCTTCGTCAACCAGTTCGGCGCGACCGGGACAGCGAATGGCATGTCCACCGGGTTGCGAGCGGCGACCCGGCGATCGCCAGACAGGCGAGCCAGCGGAACAGGCTTCGGGTTACGCCCCGGCACTGTCAATCCTTGACACGCACTGTGAAGCCCCACGAGGCTGTGTGCTGCGTCGCATCTGGCAAGGCCCAGCGACCCTATGGCGATGCTCGAACGCAAGGCCGCGCACGGGCGCGCTTGGGTTGGGGTCGAAAGGTTCCATTGTGTGCATGTACGCGTTCAAG